AATGTGATGTGTGTCCATTTCTATGGCCCACAGCAAGGCGATCTAGACAACAAATTAAAGAGCTGTCTGGACGCAATCGTGGGCCTGGTGATTGTTGACGACAACGTCGGCGTGGTCCCACACATTGCAATGAAGTGGTTTAAGGCATCCAAGGCTGACGCCCACATTTATCTAAAAGTTTGTTGGATCGCCAACGATGAAGTGTCCTAATTGCGGTGCCTCAGTCACCCGCGTGATTGAGACGCACCAGGAAGAACAGCTGATCTGGCGTTATCGCGTCTGCAAAGAGTGCGGCAACACCTGGCGCACCCATGAACGGTCTGTCTGGAAGGCAGGCAAGGAATGGAGTGTTACCCCAGTCGTGCTGGAGGGAAATGAGTGAAAGCAAGTTTGTTCGTCACATCCCTTGCTCCGCTTGCGGCAGTTCTGATGCCGCTGCTGAGTACGACGATGGCCATACACATTGCTTCTCCTGTGGTCATACGACCCAGGCGGAAAAAGAGAAGCCAGCTCCCGTGCCGGACTCTTTTCGCCCAATGATCTCTACGGCTTCAGCGCCTTGGAAGGATTATTACCGAGGCATACCAGCTAGGACGCTGGATCAATACGGCATCCAGAAAAAAGACGACTGGATTCTTTTCAATTACCGAAACCAATCTGGCGACATTGTCGCTCAGAAAATACGCAACGGGGATAAGTCCAGCGTCTCATGGCGTGGACAACCCAAGGAGGTTGCGGGTTTCGGCGCACACCTTGCATCACCTAAAAAACATGAAGCTATTGCAATTTGCGAGGGAGAGTTTGATGCTCCCAGCATATTTCACGCTACAGGTGGCAAAGTTCCTGGCATTTCTGTTCCCTCGGGAGCGCAATCAGCCGCCAACTTTGTCAAGAAACACCTTGACTTCTTCAACCAGTTCAAGGTCGTCTACATCGCCACGGATATGGACGAGCCAGGCAAGGCCGCAGCTACCGCCCTGGTTCCACTATTCGAGGCAGGCCAGGTCCGCCGCATCATCTTCACGCGCAAGGACGCAAATGAAGAACTCCAGGAGCTCGGCAGCCAAGCGCTTAAGGATGCTGTCCATGGAGCTAAAGAGATCCGGCCAGATGGGATCCGCAGCGCCTCTAATTACAAGGGGGTGGCTCTCCAAGCCCCGAACCGTTCAGTTGTTCCCTGTGCCTTCCAGTATTGGAACGACAAAACACAGGGCAACTGGGATAACCAGCTGAATCTCCTGATCGCTGGCTCTGGAATAGGAAAAACCACCTTTGCCAGGGCCCTCGCCATTGGGGATATGGAGAAGGGCATCAAGGTGGGGTGGATAGGCCTAGAGGAAACAGCAGAAGAAGCGATCTACAGGTTTGTTGGTATGGCTGCTGGGGTACAGCTCCATGCCCGCCGCAACTATCTAGGCCTGACTGATGATCAGCTAAGCAGAATTAGTGACGCTGACAAATTCATTACACAAGGCGGTCGCTTAGAGCTGTTCGATCACTTCGGCTCGCTGGATGAGGAGACCATCCTCAATCGCATGGCTTACATGGTCCGCTCCCTGGGATGCAAACACATCTACCTGGACCACCTCACCATTGTCGGCTCCGGCCTTGCGCAGGACACACGACACCTGGACGCCTTGGTGACCAAGATCCGCAGCTTTATTGCTGCAACTAAATGCACAGTGTTTGCCATTAGCCACCTCAACCGTGGCTCAAGCCAACACAAAAACATGGAAGACGGTTCGACACCAGAACTCCATGACATCCGCGGCTCACATTCCATCGTGCCGCTATCGGACACCATCTGGGCCCTCTCAAGAAAGAGGGGAACCAACACGACCCATTCGTATTGCTTGAAGAACCGCATGCTTGGCCGCCAAGGCTATGCAGGCTCCTTTGAGTTCAACGAGGCCACACAACAGTTGAGGCAGTTATGGGACGACCCGACCAACAGCTTTTAACACTCACCATGGACGATCTAAAACGCCTGGCGCATGACGCTCAGAGCAATCTTGAACGCGCCACAAAAGATGGCGACCAGCCAAACCAAATGTTCTGGACTGGTTACCTCCTCTGCATCCGCCACCTCTATGAGGGAGAGCAGGAATGAAACGCTTTCTACGCCACTGGTTTATCCAGCTTCAGCCCAGCAGGGTCAGCGAGGATGAAGCAGTCAGAAAGGCCAAGGACTTCATCAACCGTCTGGCCGAGGAGGCGAACCTAACCAGCGTTCAGCACTCGCAGCTGTTAAACAACGTCGATTGGCTTGATTACTTCATCAAGGACAGGCGACAGCCTTTCGCAATCCGTTGGTGGCAGTCAACCAGGAGCTGGTTTGTCTATTTCAGCATCCAGGTCCGTGAGGAAATGTTTGGCCGCCGTCTTTACAAGGAGCTCGAATGAGAGGCCCCACGCCTAATGAGCGCTTCCGGGATAAGCACAAAAACATGCTGTCCAGTGAGTTCAAGCCACGGCAAGTAGGAACAACCTGCAGCGCTGACCCCAATGCCCCCTTATGGGATGCCCTAATTCATCTTGAAAACCAATGCCCTCTGAAGGAACACATCCGAGCGGAAACCAAAGCCGCGGCCAAGCGCTACGTTCTCAACAAATACAACCATGTCAAATCGGTGGTCATCTTGGGACAGGTAACAGGGCTCTAATCGACACCGATCTGTACCTGTTCAAGGCAGCAGCGGCGAGCACCTTCACCTTCAAGTGGGATGACAACAACCGCGTTGGCATGACCAATATCGCCATGGCCAAGGACAAGTTCCGGGCAACCATGGACTGGATCGAGGATGAGCTACCTGGCCATGCCCCGGTGCTCTGCCTCGGCGGTAGGTCGAACTTCCGCTATGGCCTCTACCCCGGCTACAAGGCCAACCGCAGGGAAAAGATCAAGCCATGGGGGTTCTCTGAGCTGCTCGATTGGGCAAAGGACACCTACCTCTGCATCCAGATCGACAACCTGGAGACCGATGACATCCTCGGGTCTTCTTACCTGGAAGGTGATGTGATCGTCTCTGGCGATAAAGACATGAAGACGATCCCCGGTGTTCACTTCCAAGGCGAAGTGGTCTTCGAGGTCTCAGAGGATCAAGCTGACCACAACTTCTTCATGCAGGCGTTGCATGGAGATGCAACTGACGGCTATCCCGGTTGCCCTGGTGTCGGCCCAGTCATGGCCAACAAGCTGCTGGCAGGCTGCGAAAGCAACCGCGAACGCTGGCAGGTAGTGATGACGGCCTACCGCAAGAAAGGGTTTGACGAGTTCCATGCCATCACCCAGGCGCGGATGGCTCGCATCCTCAGGCCTGGTGAATACGACCACGACAATGAGGAACCAAAGCTATGGATTCCCCCGCTTTAATTGCCTCTTGATTACAGGGTCGTAACCATGGGGGCAACAGCCCCCTTTTTGCTGTGATCGAACAGGTCTTGATCGACAAGGACAAGTTCGTTGACTTCTTCGAGTTCTTCGAGGGCAACGTCAATCAGATCGCTGGGGTGGAGCAGCTCTACGAACACATCAAGCTCGCATCACCAACGCTGCTGGCACGCAATGCCGAGTGGATGGAGATCTACCGCGACTCAGCACTGCCGGAGCCGGATCCTGGTGGTGGCTGCCCAATGCCAGAGCCCAAGCCCAAGTGGCCACTGACCAAGGAGCAACTGGGCCAAATCATGCTGTGCTCAGCTGGCAGCCTGCCTGACTCTTTGATGGATGACTTGGCTGATTGCTACGTCACCTTTCTGAATAGCTCCAAGGTTGGGCTTGCTTACTTCCTGGGCCAATGCGGCCATGAATCAGCTGGCCTGCGCTACCCCCTGGAGATTGCCTCCGGCGCCGCATACAACTATCGCCAAGATCTTGGGAATGTTTATCCGGGCGACGGTGAAAAATTCAAAGGCTGTGGCTGGATCCAAGTAACTGGACGAAATTGGGCCCAGCAGTTCAGCGATCAGCGCACATCAATAGGCAAGCCCGACCCCAAGATCATGGACGTGGGCTCGACACACAGCTGTGATCTCTATCCATGGTCGATCTCTGGCTTCTGGTGGCAGGTCAACGACATGCCTGCCTACTGCGAACAGATGCCTGATGTGGATCGCGTCGGCCAACGCGTGAATGGCAAATACCTTCCAAACGGCTACCTCGAAAGACGCGAATACACCGATAGGGCCTTTCAGGTCTTAGGCGTTTGATCTACTGGAGAGAAATCGTGGACGATGTGATGTTCTCCTTCCATGTGGAGACAGCCAAGCGGGCTCTCAATGCCTGCAGCGACATCAAAGAGATGCGCATGATCTCAGTGAAGATGCTGGAGATGATGGTCTACCAACGCCAAGTCACTCGGGATCTGGTCGATAAAGCCATCAAGGCTGAGGGCTTCCAGGGTCAGTTGCGCCAGTCAGAAGAGAAAGAGTCGTAGCCACAGCTGCCACAAACAGCGTCTCCGCCCGTTCTCCCAGCTTCGGACAGCGCTCACTCACCATCGGCGCCACGTTCCCTGGTATCGGGATGCTGCACTTATGGAAAGCGAACGCTAGAAACCCAGCCTCAACAAAGAAGATGCAGGCCAGCATCCGATAGAGAAAGACCTTTGACCTGAATGGCTGCGGGTCTCTCCCAATCTTCATCCCGTGAACATCCCCCAGAAATAACAGGGGTGCCCTGACTCGGGCTCGAGCTCATTGCTGGCAATATCCAGCATCTTGACTTTCACCAACCAGTTACGGCCTGAGTTGTTCTTCGCACTGACCACCTGCAGATGACCGCAGAGGGTGCCGCCGTTCCTTACCTCAATCGTGCCTGTCCTGGTGAACTTGGTCCAATCAATCCCTGCCTCTGGCAACGCCACATGCGTAACCGCGGCGAACACGTCTGTAGTCACGCCGTTTTGCAGAAACATCACTTCGCCGGATGAAAGAGAGGTGGTGTCTAACCCCGGCTTGTAATACCTGTTGCCGTTGTACTCCTCAGTGAAGCCAAGGCCACCACCGGCTTCTGGGATCTCAATCTTCCCGATCGAGTTGTCTACATACTCCTTGGTGGCAACGTGCTTCGCCTGGTCCACTGCGCCGAAGTATTGAACGCCTGCCCCGAACTTGTCTCCATAAGCAGAGAAGACAGCACCACCCTGCAGGTCGTAAACGTAGAAGCCCTTGTCTCTAGGCCCGGCCAGCATGATGCCGCCCTGGTTGCTCAATGAACCAGCGACTGACAGGTTGCCAGTGATCGAGCCACCGCCTAGTGGCAGATAGTCGCGGCCAATGTTGCTCTTGATGCGGACAGACACCAGCTCAGCGGGAGTGACGCTGCCACGGCAGAACGTATCGTCTGCCTTGACGCCATAGACCGCATAGGCCTGGTCGTAGTTATCGCCCTCTGGATCGTGAAACTCGACGCTGGTGATCTCGTACTCACACCCATCCAGATCAACCAAGTCCTGGATGATTAAGCGGTCACCAACCTCGGCAGCACCCAAGACGTTGTTGCTTCTCAGATGATCGGAGATGCCTACGGCATGCATCCGAATCACCGTGGCCTCGCAATACTCCTGCGTCTTGTTGCCACTCTCATCGGCCATCCAG